TTCAATAGAATCTTTTTGAACCTTTAATAAAATTTTTTGTCTGTTAATACTATTTTGAACATTTGATAATTTATCAAATGATTTTTGATATTCTTTTAATGAAACATCGCCCGTTTGTAATCGTGCGTTTAAATCTCTAAACTCATCAGATGCTTTATTTATACCTTTATAAATGTTATCAAATTCTTTCGAAATTTTTTGATTCGATAGAAGTTTTGTGTAATTAAAAATTGTATCGAATATTTGTTCATTCTTTTCCCTAATCTTTCCATAATTTGTATTATGTTCAGCTAATTGTCTATTAATACCACGTAACATTTGTTGATATTGCTTACTAATCAACAACATTTCTTTAAATTCTTCATTTGTTTTTGAAATACCTTTTTGTAATTCAATCTGTTCCTTTAAAAGCAATTCACCTTCTGTTAATACTGCCATTATATTCTTTTTAAATAAATATTAAAAAAGTTCCTATCTTTTCATAGGAACTTTATAATCACTTGGTGAAGAATCAATTTGCTTCTTCATTCTTTGTCCAATATTTTTAATCTTTTCTGTTGAAACATCATCTGTTAAAACATTATCTTCTTTTTTAGAACTTTCATTTTGCTTTCTTAAACGGTCATTAATAATTTTTATTTGAACCCTTCTATCAGAAATAGGCATTTCTAAAACAACGTTATAAGGAAATCCACCATTACCATAATAAGCTAAGGAATTAACTTCCTCTTGATACGTTTTTCTTCTAAAATTAGCATAATTAGATAATGTTTCAAAATCATCTGTAAAATGATGTTGAAACGTTTTATTCACGAAAAAACATATCCACAAAAGATAGTGGTAAATTTACACCCCCCTCTGTGTAATCATCTTCAACATATGTGAACACTGTGTCAACATCGGGAGAAAGACTTCTATAATATTTTCTAAACGCTCTTGAATCACTTGCTAACATTTCATCAACAAATTTTAAAATAGTTGATTTCTTTTCATCACCATTTACAGAAAGTATTTGTTTATTCAATCTTAATGTAACATCTGAATATATCTTATATAAATCATATGTACTTTGTGATTCTTTATAAATTTGTTTTACATCACCATGTGTTAATAGTTTAAAACAAATTTCTACGTTAGATGTTGGTAGTGTGTAAGAAAATTTGTTAGAATTTTTTACAAATTTATCAAAATCAATTTTAATATCTTCTAATGTCGATAAATTAACTGTTTGTGAAACTGTTTTATTGTCATCTAACAAAGAAGTCATTGTAAAGGTATAAGAACTTCCGTAACTCAATACCCTTGCTGCAATTAATAATTGATTTCTATCACCTTCAATTAAATCGTCGATATTAACATCTTTTGTAACAATTAATGTTTGTAAAAGTTTATCAATTAATTCTGTTACACCACCTTTTCTATTATTTGGATTTGTTAAAAGGTCTTCATCTTTTGCTGTCATATATCTCATTTCCACAAAACCTTGTGCAAGTGGACTATCACTTTGGTAAATAATACCTTTACTTGGTAAATCTATTCGTTCTGTTGCCATTTTATTATAAATATATAAAAAATAAAAACCTTGTCGAAAAATTCCAACAAGGTTTAACAATCAAACTTTAACAAAACAAATGAAATTTTAAAAATTTAAAACAGCATAATCAATGGAAAGTGTTAATGGTAAATTTACCAATCCTTCTCCTTCATAATCATATTCACCGAAATTAGCACTTTTTATAAAACATCCCATAAATACCCATTCCGTAATAACTGCCCCAACAGGGTCAATAGCTTGGAATGTTAAATTTCTTTTATAAAAATCATTGTAACCATCTCGACCCGTTACAGATTCGTGTGAAAGTCTCACCCATTCCATAATTAATTGTCCACCACTTGGTGCAATTGGTTGATAAAGTTCAATTTGAACATCTCCCCATTTAGACTTCCCCTTAACTTTTCTTAAAATGTTAATATGATGAAGTTCAACTTCGGTAGAAGTAAATTCAGGTAGTGTAATTTTTTTTATTAAATATTGTGGAATATTTTGGTCTAAAACAATGAACCTGTTTTTCTGAACTGGTTCGAAATTTGTATAGAATAATTCGTTTGAAGAAAGAACAGCCATTTTCTAATTATTATTTATTATAAATATTGTAAAAAATAAAATTGTCAAAGAACTTTTTAAAATTCTTTGACAATCTTAATCAATTATTGAAAAAATGTTACACCTGTTGGGGTTAATCCAAATTCAATGTTGATAAATTCAATTGTTTTAGCGGGTTGTAGAATTATTTTTCCAATCAACTCGTTTCTATCAATTACTTCGTTTGTATTCAAATCTTCATCCATTTTTACTTGGAAAGCATACAATCCTTGTTTTTGTTGAATACTTTCAAAATATGGATTAACAGCATTTAAGAATTTTAAACGTGTAACTTGCGTATTAGCTTCAAACAATAACTTATTACCTTCTTGTTTAACAAATTTCTTAGCTTTTGACATCAATCTTCTAACATTGATTCTATCTAAAGCTGTTTGTCTAAATTGTAATGTTTTCTGTCCCCATGTAATTACACCACTGTTTGGAAAACTTGCAATTGGGTTAACATTACCATCGTATAAACTGTCTCGATTAGCTTTTGACAATTTAACTTCTGCTTTAATAACGTTTGGAAGTCCACCTCTATTCAAACCTGCGGGTGCAGAATAATGTTCACCAACACTGTCATTAAATGCTAACACACCTGCAATAACTGTCGATGGTGGACACCAATTAACTTTTTCGGAAGATGGACTTTTTAGTTGAACCCACGGATAATACATTGCACCATATGAACTATTATAACCACTTGCTTGTGAAATTGCCGTACCTTGTCCACTACCATATAAAACAGGGTCGATGATTACCATTGCATCACCTCGTGCTTCACACATTGCTAAAGCAGCTTGTACTGTTACAGGATGTGACTCCGCTGTAATTGCAGGTAAGAATAATACATCAAAATCATATTCATCTGTATTAGAAAGTAAATTAATAGCAGTTGTATAAGCAGTTGTAGAAGCTCCAAATCCTTGACTATTTACAGCACTAATTTGATGGAAGAAATTTTGTGGATGTAACAACGCTCCATCACTTGCTCCACTAAAACTACCACTTGTCCCACTTACAGGAAGAGAACCTGTGTAAATTGTTTTCAAAGTTCCATCGGGATTAAGCATGTCATACATTTTTACATTCACCGATTTCACTCTAATATAATCAGATTTTAATTTATAACTACCACTTGTTGAAAGCTGTGCATTTGTGGCATCATAAACATTTATTTCATCACCAATCTTGTTTCCAATATAATTTGTAGCATTTGGGTCGAGTGAACATTGTGTAAATGCTTCTAATATAATTTTTCTATTATTAGAATCATCACCACGTCTAACTACAACATCGAATGTTCCTCTTGTAGCATTTACTCCCGAAATTTCCCATCTAATATTATCTGCACTACCACTTACTAAACTACCACTTGAAAGAGCAATTTCACTACCACTATTATTCATAATAGCACCATCAGAAAGTGTCTCCAATGTGAACAATGTTGTTGAACCACTTACAACGTTACTTGATGCAGGTGAATAACTACCTGTTGAAATTTTTGTTACTAATAGAGAATCACCACCATTTGAAAAATATTCTCTTGCTGAAATACTTCCTAAATATTCATAGTTATCGCTACCACTTCTATATGAACTACCAAATATTTTTAAATATTCATCAAAAGAAGTTACAATAGTTGGTACAAAAGATTTTCCTTTAACCGTTGGAGTAATCAATGCTGCTCCAACAGGGGCATTACCACTTGAATAAATTGATACATCGTTTTCGGTGATATATACACCCGCTGATTTGTTTAAAGCCATATTAAATATATTTTTTATTGATAAATATAAAAAATGTGTAAAAACCCTTAAATTTATAAGAGTAATTACACATTATATAAAAATAATACAATTTATTGTAAAACTACTTTTTCAACTCTTGCAAATTGACCATTTAATTCCACTTCTAAATATTTACCATCAATTTCAATCTTTACAATTTGTTTATCATAATGATTTAGATGATGATTTAAAATAAATAAAAGCCACTCATTCTTTTGAGAATGTTTTTTAACTCTAACAATAGGTAATTTATAAAATTCTGCCGAAGCGGGTAATAATTTATCACCATCAAATCTACTATTTCCAATATAATAAGGAACTTTTTTAAATCCTTTTACATCGTTTAAATAATCATTAAATTTAGAAAGTTTATTTAAACTTCTCGCCACATAATCATATCCAATTTGAGCATTATAATGAAATGTTCCATAATTTTTTGGATTAAAATCATTTGATAAATACACAGAATTGTCAGATTTTTTAGCATGTCCACCATGATGTTCATAACCTTCTTCAAATGGAAGTGGTTCGTCCCAAGCATAAAAACCTTTTCCAAACAAATTACTAATGTCAGTTGAGTTTTTTAAATATGATGCGGGAGTTGGTGGTTTTGTTTCGGCTTGAAATAAAAATCCATTATTTTTTCTAAAGGCTTTTTGATGTGTATAATAATCACTTGAATCAACACCTTCATTAATTCCCCAATTTAAAGTTAAACTATCAATATTATGTTCCGCACATAGTTCCAATTCTTGGAAAATTCCATATAAATTAGAATGATTAATGAAGTGCATATAATCACCCGAAATTGCACAAATATATTTTCCCATATTTTCAACAATTCCCAAACCTTTTCCAGTATTTACATCCAATCTTTCAAAATCAAATTTAAAAAATCCCGAAGCTATGCTTGAAAGAGGTTTTGAATATTTAGAATTATATGAATCCATATCTTGTTTAGAAATAGATGTATTATAATTACATTTAAAAGGATTTGAATCAATATATGTTGAAATTTTTACCCCATTGTCTTTATAACATTCATAAAATAATGTTCCAACTTTATCAATTACAACTTTATCATTTGGAATAGTATTAAATGCTTCCCAATCTAATAATACAAATGGGTATCCTTTTGATGGATTAATAATATTATTTTTAAATATTTGATATAATGTTGCAAAAGGAGTTGTTCTAATCCAATTGATATTATATTCATGTGCTGTTGGAAAATTTTCGGTATCTGTACCAACTATTGATTTATAATTATCCCAACGTTTTCCACCGTTTTCATAACACCAATAATCATAGTCTGCAAAAAAAGTTTTCGATGTATCATCGGATTTTGCTACTGAAAACCCTTTTGTAAAATAGTTTTCCGAAACTTTATTCCCTTGTTCATCTAATTGTTGAAATTGAATGATGTTTCTTTTCGATGAGTTTAATGTCACATCGGGGAAATTTCTCCAAAACTGTGGCATCCTTTTAGAAGGGTCTCTAACAATAAATTGTGGTAATTTTGTTGAACTATTACCTTTTATATGAACAAATGTCCAACCAACTATCATTTTACCTCTTGATGGTAAACCACAATATATTAAAATATCATTACCCGATTGATTTGAAAAATCTATTTGTTCTAATTCATTTTTTGTTAACCATTTTTCAGAAATCTCAACTTTGTATAATGGGTCAGTTGTCATTGTCCATCCCCTACCATCAAGTGTAACTTTTAAAAATTTATCATCTATAACATCTATTTTTAAATTATCCCAAATTTCATTATTTGGTGCATAAACGCTTTTTGGAATATCTAATTGATAACTACTATCATTCGAAATTCCTAATTGCTCAACATCAACTATTTTTAATAAACCATCAGATGTTATTGGAGAATCGGTAGTAGTAGATGTTGTCGAAGTGCTTGTTGTAGATGTGGTTGTCGTAGTGGTAGTTGAAATAGAAGTTCCACATTTTGACATATCCCACGTTCTACCATCAACTTTACCCGCTTCAACATAATTTTCCCAAGCTGTCCCACCATGAATATCTTGATAAATTTTTACAAAAGGATACCTTTCATAATAATCTTGTGCAGCACCTTCGCAATCATATTCAACAGGTGGTTGTTCAATTACTTTTGGAGAAATTTTTATTAACTGCCCACCTATTTCGATGTTTATAACATCTCCTTCTACAAAATATGCTCCTTCTTTAATATTATTAATGGATGATTTAGAAATTTTATCTTCTACTTCAACTTTAAATAATTCAAAATCCTTTTTCAAAAGATAATTTTTTACAGAAGGTGTAACTAAACTACTTTTTAAAGTTGAAATAGATGAATCTATTAAACTCTGTACTTCTTTTTTTGTTATAAAAAATCCCATTTATAATAAATATTAAACTGTTTCTATTGTACCCTTATCCAAATCTATTTTACCATTACCATATTTTTTAGAAAGTTCTTGTGTTAAATTAAGATTTTTTTCATCAAAATCTCTCTTAACTTCTTTAAAATATGATTCTTTTGAATCAAACTCTTCTAAAATTTGCATTTTTTCAAAATAATATTCTCCTAAATTGAAAATTAATTGATTATATTCATCTTGAATATCTTTTATACGCTTTAATTCCGATGACTCTAAATTTTTTGACATTTATTATTCTTGGATAAGTTTATATAAAATATTAAATACTGTTGAATCTGTTATTTTTTCTAATGTTTCTATTGAAATAGGTTTGTATTCCAATTCTATTTCACTTAACATCAAATCGTTTAATTCTTGCATAAACAAATCTTGTTTTTCGGGAGAAACTACAATATTACCATCTTCCTCATGTCCATATTTTTTAAATAGTTCCAATTTAGATGATTCAATTAGTTTTTTCTCTTCTTGAATTTTTAAAAGAAGTCTATGAGTATAATATTTTATTGCACCATTGATTTCAAGTTCTACAAAGCCGTTAACATGTTTTTTCTCACCTTCTAAAACATTTGGTTTGTCATATCCAAGTATTTCTTGTTCAAGTTCTAAAATTTGATAAAGTGGTAATTTAATTTTTTCCATGAGTTTTTTATTATAAATATATAAAGTTTTAAAAATTTATTATATTTAAAAATTTAACAATTTGGTATAGCGAAAGATACTGATGATTCATTTGACCTACCACTTACATATTGACATAAATGTTGTTTTATATAAAACTCTTCAACAATATCAGAGATTATAAGAATATTTGAATATACACCATCGGTCATATCACCTATATATTCATCATTATAAGACTTATAAACTTTTAATGTAGCTGCGGAATTATAACCATATGCTAATAATGATGCCCTTAAAACCCCATCATTGTCGAGATATTTACATGAACTTAACAACGGTGCAAGTAATTGAGGTGCAACTAAATATGATACGCCTGTTTTTGTAATACTCCCTACACCCGAACAATTAGTAACTGTTATTGAAATATTCCATTCGCCTATATCATCACAAGTCACGGGATAAAACGCACCAGCACCACCATCTAAGGGTTGGGTTGTAACTGTTGGTAATGTGCGAGATGGTGTTACAATAGTGAAAGAATATGTCCACGGAGATGTACCATTTGGATTATTCGCTCTAATTTCCATCATTGATGGATATGTAGAATTAGGTATAACTAAAGTGAAATCTGTGACAGGTACACACGTAGGATTTGTAGTTGTTGTTGTAGTTGTTGATGTTGTGGTAGTTGTGGTGGTTGTAACATCACTAATTGCAAATCCTATAACTTTTGTTTTAACATTTGTTCTATTACAATTCCAAACTCTTATGATTAATGTATGGTCTCCAACATTAACGTTAACAAATGTTTTAGTATTATCACTAACGATAATATCCATACCACTACCATCTAAATTATATTCATATTCTAAAGGTGTACCATATCCATCGGGTGAATATGAATTAAAAGAAATATTAATATCTTGAACACCATTAAGTGTAAAACTATTCCAATCATCAACCCCATTAATCTTATATGAAAAATCTGTAATAGCAATACATGGTGAAACTGTTGTAGTTGTTGTAGTTGTTGGGCATAGTTCATTATGGTCATACCTATACCATTCTGTTATTGAATGTGGGGCAATTACATCGGGTTGAAATGTTGAACATGGATTCAAGTTCACCCAATTATTATTTATATAAACTTGTTTATTATCACCACTATTTTGTAATTTTAAAGTAATTGGTGTAGAAACAGGATACCCAAACTCTTGACTAATATCACCTAATGATAATTTACCGTTTGCAACTAAAGACATTTATAATTTAGTTTTTAAATATTCAAATTCTTTTTTTAAATCATTAAACGCTTCAACTAATATAGGTATCAATCTATCATATTTAATTGATTTATAACCATCATATCTTTTTCCAACTATTTGCGGAAATACTTTTTCAACTTCTTGTGCAATCAATCCTAAATCCTTTGTACCTTCATTATATAAAGTTTGTTTATCATTCCATTCAAAAGTATATCCATTTAATTTTGATAATATATCCGAAGCATTTTGAATTTTTATTATGTTATTTTTTAAACGAATATCAGAAGGGCTTTGTGCAGAAACATCACCTGTTGCTATAATATCACCTCCAACATTTAAAAGACCACTTGTTGTACCAACAGTCCCTATTGTAAATTTACCATCGGGAGTTAAAATAACTTTTGTACTATTATTAACTTTAAATGTTAATGGAAAATTATCATTTGTACCCAAACTTCCACTCTGTCCAAAACTATTACCACCTTGTCTAAAAAAACTACCTATTGTTATATTTAAACTACTTGTATAAGCATTTAACGATGTTAATGAAGTGTTTGTATTGCTAAACTGTGTATTAACACTTGAACTAAAGGTGTTATATGTCGTTTGAAAAGATGATGTGTAAGCAATTAAATTATTTACTATTGTATTATTGCTACTCGTATAAGCGTTTAACGAGGTTAATGAATTATTAATACCAAAAATACTGCTTGAAATACTACTTGTATAATTCAATAGTCCATTAATATGAGACATTTGAATCGTTGTCCATTGAACACTTGTATTATTTGAACGTAAAAATTGATTAGCACTTCCTGCCGATAATACACTATCATACAAAATGGAATAAATAGATGTCGAACCATTAATAACTAAATTTTCGGATATATTGACACTTTTTGCTATGTCAATATTACCTGCGGATGAAATACTTAATCTACTTGTATTATTTGTTTCAAATAATAATGGGAAATTATCATTTGTACCTAAAATAGCCGTTGTACCAAAACTATTACCACCTTGTCTAAAAAAACTACCTATTGTTATATTTAAACTACTTGTATAAGAGTTTAACGATGTTAATGAAGTATTTACATTGCTAAACTGTGTATTAACGCTTGAACTAAAGGTGTTATATGTCGTTTGAAAAGATGATGTGTAAGCAATTAAATTATTTAATACAGTGTTTGTATTGATAAACTGTGTATTAACGCTTGAACTAAAGGTGTTATATGTCGTTTGAAAAGATGATGTGTAAGCAATTAAATTATTTATTATTGTATTATTGCTACTTGTGTAATTAATTAAATTATTTACTATTGTGGTATTGCTACTCGTATAAGCGTTTAACGAGGTTAATGAATTATTTACATTAGTAAATTGTGTATTAACACTTGAACTAAAGGTGTTATATGTCGTTTGAAAAGATGATGTGTAAGCAATTAAATTATTTACTATTGTGCTATTACTACTTGTGTATGCAATTAATGAGTTTATTATTGTATTATTACTACTTGTATAAGCGTTTAATAAGGCTAAAGAATTATTTACATTACTAAACTGTGTATTAACACTTGAACTAAAAATATTATACGATGTTTGAAAAGATGATGTATAATCACTTAAACTACTCGTAGTTGCAAATCTTGATGAATTTATATTTGTCCAAGTTGTGCCATTCCATGTAGGAATATCATTTGTAATAGGTGCTTGTGCAGAAATTAATCTTCCATTTGAATTTGCAAATGTTAAAGCATTTGTTATTAAATTGGGATTATTTTCTTGAAAAACTATTCTTTTTTCATTTCCTAAAGTGCCTGCTTTCCACCAATTATCGGTAGAATCCCATAATAAAGATGCTGTAACAAGATTTCCAACATAATCATAGACATAAATTCCACCATTTAACCCTGTTCCCGCTGCATTTAATCCAATGATATTGTCACCAATATTAACATTTATTGAATCAATAACTGTAACTTCTCCACTAACAAATAAATTTCCACTAACTTGCAAAGCACCTCCAATAAAACCACTACTACTAACATATAAAGTGTTATTTGCTATCAAATCATTAGTAGTAATTGAAGAAGAAATTTTTAAATTATCGTCAAGTTTAAAATTTATGGATGAATTTGATAAAACATTTACATTTAATGTATTAGAATAAGAAGAACTTCCAACAAGTATTTGATTTAATGATGTATTAATTACTTTTGAATAGTTTCCTACTGATGACGTGTAAGAAATTAAGTTATTTAATATTGAATTATTACTAACAAACTGTGTATTAACGCTTGAACTAAAGGTGTTATATGTCGTTTGAAAAGATGATGTGTAATTATTAAAACTGCTTGTTAAAGCATTTAATTTTGTGTAATTTGTTGATACATATCCTGTTGAAACAATAAAATCTTCTGTATTATAATAAGAAACTCCCTTTTGAGAATATGTTGCATCATACGGAGTTATTTCAATTCTTTTGCTACCAACTGTTAAATTCAATCCCTTTGTTGGATTGGTGTAAATAGTTAATTTTTCACTTGGTAATGAAATATTATAAGAATCTGTTGACAATCCTATCAATTCAACAGACATTGATGTGTTTATATTTTTTAAATTTGAACCATCTCCCGAAAAAGAACTTGAAACACTTGTAGCATAAATATTTCTCCATTTATTGGTCGTAGTTCCTAAATCATATGTATTAGATGTTAATGGGATTAAACTACCTTTTATTTTTCCATTAAATTCAAGGATACTTGTATCATTTTTTCCTAATATAGAATCACCTGTTATATTTAATGAGTTTCCACTTATAAAACCACTTGCGGAAATATTATTTGGAGAAATATTTCTTCGATAAATGTTTCCCGACAAATCCATATCAACGTTTGTTGGATTGTTGAGAATGTACAATGTTTTGTCATATACAGAATAAAATGGAATACCATTTAAAGTTTTTCCATAACCATTAACTGTTGGGGCATTTGTACCAAAATATATTTTTGAAATGGGACTATAATTTCCACTCCCACTATTTTGATTACCGATAAAAACAACATTACCTCTTAAATCACCAATATCTCCAACACCATAAATGATTTCAGAAAGGTATGAATTTATATCTTTAACTTTATCTATACAACCCTTTCGATGTTGAATTATTTGTTGAACTTTATTACCCATATATTAACAAAAATCTCCTAAATCAAGTATTTTAATATCATCTTCTTTTTTATTTTCTCCAATTGTTCCCAAATTACCAATTTTTAAAGATGGTTTAACTATTTCGGGAACTTTATTTGAAAACACTGCATCAACTATTTCAACAGCACCACTTAATATCAATGTTGGTTTATTTGGGTCTGTTGGTCTAATATGAACACTACCATTTACGAATAAATCGCCATCTATTTCTAAACTACCCGTTACCTTATTTGAAATATTATTTATAACAGTGTTGTTTATAACATTACTTGTTCCACCATTTATCACTGTTACATTATTTGATGAAACAACTTGATTTAAAACAACTACTGTTTGAGTTGTTTCTGTTAAAGTTTGGTTGCCATCACCAATTGCAAATGGATATTTATTTTTTGACATTTAGAATGATGTTACAGTTTCATTTTTTATTGTAAATTTAGATTTAGAATTATATTTTCCAATTTGATTCAAATCTCTTTGTAATAATTTTGGAAGAATATATCCATTTAATTTTATTGAAAATTGATTTTTAATAAATCTTTCTTCACCTACTGAAAATTCTGTTGAATTAGAAATATTTTCATAACTCACTTTAAATTTATATTTTCCATCACCCCAATAAGAATTATTTGCGTAAATAAATGATTCAACTAAATGATTCATATGTTGGAAAAAATTTGTAATCATAAATACTTCATATGTTAATGTAACATAATCGGGAACTTGTACTACATGTAATTCTTTTTGTGGAATTATATTATTTAAAATAGAAAATTTGTCATAAGAATTTCTTTTATTATATGTCGTTTCAACTACAAAATTTGTTTGTGGAAAAGAAGGGTCTATTTTGTTAATATAATCCATGTTTGTTTCAACATTATTTCTATTTAACACTATAAACGGCACTAATAATTTTCCATTTCTATCTCTATAATACCCTTCTTGTTGAATAGTTTTCCAAATTTCATTATTACCAACACTAACAGGCACTGTTATTAATTGATTATTTTGATATAATTGTGGTTTAATAACATTTTCAATATGTTTTAAAACAGTTCTATCATGGTCTTCTAAACCGATTTCAAAATTACTTTGTAAAACATCATCATTAAAAGATAAATTATTTGCCGAATTATCTATTATGGGTGATATATTTTGTGAAATGGTTGTAACATCCTGTTGTATTATTAATTTTTTAGCCATTGTGTTTTAGATTCTTTCTATTTTAAATGGAAGTTTTTCAGGGTTTATATAAATCGTTTCCAATTTTATTGAAATACTTCCACCATATTCATCAGTATCAGTAGAATATGAATAATCGGGAGTTTTTCCAACAAAATACTCATTTTCTATAACATTATAAACTTCAAAATAATTATTTTGCCATAAAATAATATCACCCTTTTCGGGGAGTAAATTTATTTCGACCAAATGTTCTCTAAAAAAATTAAATGTCGTACTTCTATTAACAGTTGGTAATCCCACTTGAACATCTGCTGTTTGTGGTAGATTACTAATAATACAATCAATTAAAATTGGATTATTATAAATCTTATTTAATGATTCTCCATAAATATTCCCATCTGTTAATTGATTATTTATTTTAAAATATCCAATTTTTTGTTCAACAATCTTTTTTATGTATTCATCATTGATAGATTTTATATAGTTAAAATCTCTACTTGAACCAAATAATGGCATAATATTATATTTTTTCTATTTTGTTTGTATTGTAATACATTGCAATTAAACCATCAATTCTTTTAGCAGTTTCATGTCCCCTAATTGCAGCAATTTCAATTTGTTTAATACTATCCAAAGGGTTTGTTGATGATAAAAATTTTATATTAACAAATCCAAACTCCGATTTTGCCGTTTTTCTCCTATCTAATGTTTCAAAATCTTTAGGTGTTACAATAATAACATCTTGAATAGCTCTCAATTTATTATAAATAACAAATCTATCATATGAAGCATCCATTTTTATAATAATGCCTATTTTATAAACAATTAATTCGTTTTCCATTATCCTATGTACATTGGTATTGGTATGTTGTTAAAAATATTTTTTGTTGATTCTGCAATCATTGCTTGATTTTCAATTTGAGTCTTTTTAGAAGTTGCTTCTAACATTTCTCTCAATTGTGTTAATAATTCAGTTTTTGCTTGTTGCCCCTGTGTGAATAAATCCTGTGCATTTAATTGTAATTTTGCATTAGCAGAATCAATTCCATCAGAATATTTTCCACGAATATTACCCAACATTATTTTACAAGATGCGAGTGTATATTCCCTAATCCACTGTCTCCCCTGCATATTAATATCCGAATATACAATTGGTGCATAAGGAACTTGTGAAGGATTTGTTACAATAGCGTTTGAACCACTTTGTACATTATAAACACTTCCACTAACAGGGTTAAAAGATGATTGTGATTCACTCTCTTTCGTATAATGAAACCATAATTCCGTATCTTGAATTGGAATAGGTGAAATTCTTAAAACATTGTTAATTAATTCAAAAGAATATTGTGAACGTCTTATTTGGTCATTTAATTCCAATGTTTGAATCCTTAATAAATCTAAAGAAAGAGGTAGTAACATATAATTTATAGCAGGTGAATATTCACCAAATCCAAAACTATCTAATAAATTTGTCACACCCAATCCCGTTCCACCCAATGGGTCATAAAATCTAATAGAAGCAGGTTTATTTTGATGGAAAATTTTTCTAATTTCTATCGAATCACCTGTTGACAAAGATGCGGAAGCGTTTGCCCATTGTTTTAAATCATAAACAGATTGTGATGCTTTAATATCTAAACTACCACTATAATAATTAACTTTTCCACCAACACCCGCTTCTGTTCCATAGGCTTGTGAAAGTCGTATTAGATTTTGTAAGGATTGTCTCGGTACTTGATTATTAACATCAACTGTTCCAATTTTACTTCCTTCAAAACTTGAATAATTATCTCTTATTTTATAATCGTAGATACATGCTGCATAAGAATTTGTAGCATCTTCAAACATAGAATATATTTGAGATGGTTGTAACTCCAAATCGACTGTTGGGAATCCTAATCCAAAAGCTACGTATCTCGCAACCCTATCCGCATCGGAAGCAAAAATTGGGTCAAGGTCGTAATAACCGAAAGGTGTTAAATTTTGAGAAAAATTTGAAAATCCTGTCCAAATTGGAATATTAGCCATTTATCTTAAACAATTTATTATAAATATTGTTAGAAATGGATATATAATAGAAAATGACCTCTTATGAAGGTCATTAAAATTATCTTTTAATATTTTTTACAAATTTATTATTTTTTCTTCTAAAAATTCTTCTATTTTAATTAATGTTTGAAAAGAAAAATTACAATTACCTTTTAAAATTTGTTCAAGTTCTAATTGTGAAATTAACATAAATTTAGCCACATTTTCCTTCTCATAAGGCAATCTATCCAAAGATTTATTTGAACGCATCCTACGCAGTATTTTAATGGAAATTTTGGCTGTTTTACCTAACCACCATTCATTATCTTGTCGAAATTCTGCTTTTGTTTTCCAAGATGTATCAACAATAGAATTTTCATTAAGCCATTTTAACAATGTTTCATTTTTCATAAATTTTATTAATGTGATATATCTTTACCAATCCTTTATAACTTTCAATAATGTAGCGTTCATTAATTTCAAAAAATAATAACTCAAATGTACCATCATAACAAATAAACTTCGCTTTATTTTCTAAAATCTTTGGAGATGTATGTTTAAAAATATGAATTACTTCACCATTTCTTTTAAATTCTACAACATCGACTTTATAATCAATATAAAATTCCAAATATTTTTCAACAATTATTTTTTCATTTGAAACTATTTTAAAACTGTCTATTTTATAAGTTTGTGAAAAGCAGATGTTTAAAATAAATGTTGAAAGTAATGTTAAAATAATTTTTTTCATATTAATCTGATAAGCTATATTCAAATAACATTAATGTTTGTAAAATTGAATCAAAATATATTTCTGAAATTGTAAGAGTTTATTTCCATGTCATTGCTTGTGATGTGTTTTGCATAATATTTAACAATTGTTCACTCCAATCGTACTTTTTAGCATTTTTTAACAGAGTTTCTTCTAAATTATCTTCCGATTCTGCTTTCATATCCGAAATATATTCAACCAAATCTAACAAACTCATTCCATCTACACCATTTTTATAAAATTCGGGATGATGTGAATTTTTAGACTTATGTACTTTCATCAAATTCTTTGCTCCAATTTTTGCTTGTTCATAATTTGGAGCATCTTTACCTTGTTTAAGTATTGGAACAACTTTGTCCAATTCTTCTTTTTCGGGAGATTCAAATTTACTATCATCATGTTTTATAGAACGTTTAATTAATTCTATTGAAACTTCATTTATATTTGCAGAAACTTTCTTAATATGTAACAAAGAATCTAAACGAGCATCATATGCCATAATATTTATAAATAATTTATTATAAATATTTTATTATAAACTATGTAATGTAATGTTAAAAATATCTTCGTTTAATTTTACAATATATTCATAATTTTTAGCAACGTTTTTATAAGATTCATGTCCAAATTTTGAATAGATGTCTATCAATGTTCTAAATTGTAATTTTAACAATTCTGTTTCATAATTGTCCTTCAACATTTTTAAATATTGTATAATATCATTGTGAAATAATTGATAATTTCCTAACATTCTTGGTTGAAAATGATTG